TGTATTATTTCACATATGATAAATCGACCTAAAGCACCAAATTCATGGATTTCAAATCCTAGTGATTGGTTATCTGATCAAGATATTAATAAAGTTGAAAAAGAATTTGAAATATTATTTAAAGATTATATATTTTTAGGATGTATTTCTATAGATTTTAATTTGAAATCGGCTGAAGGAAAATGTATTATTGATACTTTATGTTCAACTAATTTAAAAGATCTTTATAAAAAAAATAAAACTAAAATTGGTATTATTTTTAATACTGATGTTCATACAGGACCAGGTGAACATTGGATGGCATTATATTGCGATATAAGTCCTAATGTTACACCACGTATAACATATTTTGACTCTTATGCAAAAAAACCTGAAAAAGAAATTCAAAGATTAATGTTGAGATGGAAAGATGAATGGAATTCTACAAAAATTCATGATAAAGAAATGGAAACAACGTATAACACTACTAGACATCAATATAAAGATTCTGAATGTGGAATGTATTCTTTATTTTTTCATTATTGTTGTTTGAATGAATTATCAATGGATGAAAAAATTCCAGATGATGTTATGAATTCTTTTAGGAATGTTCTTTTTAGAACTAATTGATAAATGCAAGCACCACCAATTAGTGATCCTCAATCTATAAAATATTTAGGATATATTGCTCTTGGAGTTTTGGTAGTAAGTTTAGTTGTATATTTTGGTTATCTTATAAGTGAAGGTAGTCCGCAAGATTCAGTTAGAAATGCTAAAAGAATTGGTGATACGTATAATAAATTTATGCAATTAACACCACTTGGTGATGATAGTTATACATTTTGTGATTATTTTATTGCATCATCTGCATATTCATTATTTCCGGGTTCTTCTACAACAGATTATATTTCCGAAGACATTATTCCTATTGTAATAAAATCAGGAGCAAGATTAATAGAATTAGATATTTATGATGATGGAGGATTACCAGTAGTAGGGTTAAAAAATCAAGCTTTAGGATATGATTATGCAAAAAATTCTATTTCTTTTGAAAAATGTTGTATAGCTTTAGGAAATTCTGCATTTACAGATACATTAGCAAGTGATCCTTTTATTTTAAGTTTAATGTTTCATACTCAAAATAATAATACTATTAATGCATCTGCACGTATTATTCGCGATACGTTAGCAAGATTTCTTTTAGGTCCAGATTATTCATTTCATCGTAAAAATCTCGCACAAGAACCTATGAAAAATCTTAAAGGCAAACTTATAATCGTTTCTGGTGGTCTTCAACATACTAAAATGGAAGAATTAGTTAATTTATCATGGTCTACAAGTCATTTAAGAAGATTAACGTATATGCAAGCTTCACAACCATATGATCATGAAGAATTAATTGAATCAAATAAAAAATCTTTATGTATGGTTATACCTGATCCTGAACCTGATTTAAAAAATAATAATCCTACAATATTATTTGCGTATGGTTGTCAATGGAATTTAATGAATTATGGTTCACCCGATACAATGATGGAACTAAATATTGAAAAATTTCAACAAGGTAGTATTGTTTTAAAACCCGCTGAATTACGGTTCAAACCCGTAGAAGCTAAAACACCTGTATTACCTGACCCATTAACACATTCTTTTCAACCTATGGCACATACATCACCAATATATGATATGAATCCTAGAACAGGAGATAAGAGTGTAGTTATTTAAATTCTCTCGCGTCTATAATAAAATGGCAAATAAATGGATGGCACATGTAAAAAAAACTATGAAGAGAATGTCTTCTAAAAAGAAATCTATGGGTAAAGGTTGGTTTAAAACTGTATTAAAAGAAGCAAAACATACTTATCATAAAAAAGGTGGTGCGGATGAAGGTAGTGATTCTGATAGTGAAAGTAAGATGGATGTAGACCCAGTAGCTAGTGATTCCGTAAAAGCAGCTATGGGTGGTCGCCGTCGCAAAACTCATAAGAAAAGACGTCACCATTAAAAAGAAAAGAGTATTTGGTATAAGATAAAATGGGAGGAGGTTTATTACAACTTGTAGCATATGGAGCACAAGACGCATACTTAACTGGAAATCCCCAGATTACGTTTTGGAAAGGATTGTATAAACGTCATACCAATTTTGCTATGGAACCATTCCGTGTAAATTTTTCTGGACAATCACAATGGGGAACTAAACAAACTGCTATTATTGGCCGTCATGCAGATTTATTATATTCTACGTATCTTCAAGTAGAATTACCTAGAAATTCTCAAGGTTCTGGTGTAAATGGCTCTCAACAGACTGACACTCCTTATTATTGGAATAGTGAACAAGCTGCTCTTGGATTTAATTTAATTAAATGGGTTGAATTGGATATTGGTGGTCAAATTATTGATCGTTTATATGGAGAATGGTTATATTTATGGAGTGTATTAACTTCCGATTATACTAAAATTTTTAAAACGTTTGGATTAGTATCTGGACCAATTGATATTTTATCTACTAACGCAAGAGGGAATGGAGGACCTGGAAAAATGTTGTACGGACCAGGTTGTGCTGGTGATGGTCGTCAATTAAAAAATAATGTTTTATATATTCCATTAGGATTCTTTTTTACTAAAAATCCTGGTGCTGCTTTACCTTTAATTGCTCTTCAATATCATGAAGTAAAAATTAATATTTATTGGAATGATGTAGATTTAATTGCAGGAAATTTTAATAATTTTCCTGTTTATGGTGGCACAAGTTCTACTACCTTATTACCAGCTGTTTCTTCTATTCCTCCTCCCACAAATGCTGCTATCTATATTGATTATATTTATTTAGATACTGAAGAACGTCGTCGTATGGCACAAGCTTCACATGAATATTTAATTGAACAAGTCCAATTTAATGAAGAAAAAGGTATTGTTGGAACAAATAATAGAATTGATTTAACTTTTAATCATCCTGTAAAAGAACTTGTATGGGTAGTTCAACCTGCTATGTATACTGATTGCAGAATTGCAAGTCAAGTTCAATATAATCCCGATGAAACTAAATTGTCAAGTGGGGGAACTATCAAGGCACCTGCTTCTCGTTTAACTCCTTTTACATATGATTTAGATCCTGTATATGAACAATGGATTCAAATTAATGGTCAAGATAGATTAGATAAACGTTATGGTGATTATTATTCTAAGGTTCAAGCTTATCAACATCACACTGGATTTTCTCCTGGTGAATTAACTGCTGGATTATTTGCTGAATATTTAGGTGGTTCTGGAGGAGTATATTCTTATTCTTTTGCATTGAAACCTGAAGAACATCAACCTTCTGGAACATGTAATTTTTCTCGTATTGATACCGCTACTATTGTAATGAATATGGCAGGTATAGGATTAACTGGTACTAAAAATATAGAAAGACCCAATTTTAGTTTACAAGAAGCAGATAATTGGAATGTCAGAGTATACGCATTAAATTATAATATTTTACGCGTAATGTCTGGAATGGGTGGATTAGCATATTCAAATTAATTTCTTAATTAAAAAGAAATGACAAAAAGTGGTATGTATATGTACGGATTTGGAGTTTTATTAATTTTAATTTCTGTTATCTTATTTGTTACAAATGCTAAGATGGATAATTTTGTTAAAGCAATGTTTGGTATTGTAGGTATTTTTATGATTGTATCAATAACTGCATTATAAGTTTACCATGCCATAGTAATATCTTCCAAAGAACAATGTCCATCATCTTTAACAAGTTTATTTGCATGTTCAAGTTCAGCTTCATAAGTATCTTCAATTTCATGACCTTCGGGTAATCTAGTTTCATCAATCAAAATATCAACTAAACCAGTTCCACATGGAGGTTTTTGACCAAACATTATGTTTGCTGAAACACCTTTCATAGAATCAAATTCGCCTGATACAGCAGCATCAAATAATACTTTTGAAGTCATTTCAAATGATGATTTTGCAAGAACACCATTTTCTAGTTTTGACATACCAAAACGTGCAATAGCTATGAGATAACCATGATAAGTCATTGCATCAACAAGTAGACAAGGATGACGATAATTTAAAGAACCAGAACCACCAGCATCAAATACTTTCATTAATTCTTCATATAGAGCTAGACG